AACAGAAAGAAATGTATTTTTGTTCAACTCCAAAAAGTGTATTTGAACTATTTCTATAGTACCAATTAATAAAAATAAAATCAGAACTTCTTTTGGAATACTGTCCTCCTAACCAAGTACATTTTTTTACTTGGTTACTATCGACACCATTAACTTTGATTTCGCAAGGTATTCCCAGTTCATTAAAAAATAAATCTGGTTCTCTATCATTTTTACAGGATGTTGTTTTGATACCTATAGAATTAAAATAAATTTCACTCTGTGACTCAAACAAATCTGATAATAAAGCTGATTTTACCTTTTTATCTTTTATAAAAGGAAAAATATTTAAACATATTTCAGAAACTTTACCACATATTATTTTCCAATGATGTTTTTCAAATGGTGAAGTATTATCTTCAATCATTTGAACTCCACATTGGCCATGATCTCCGTCAAGCAAGCAACAAGATTGATTTCATGGTCAGCAACAAATGCTTGCTTGTACTGATAGTCAGCAAGAATTAATACTGCCTGTGGTATACTCTGAGGCTTTGCAATTTCATACAAAGCATCATAGAGTTTGCGGAAGAATGTCGTGTTATCAATTTCTGTCGTTGCTGCCCATTTACGGACGGACGTAAAGTCTTTTTCTTTCAGATGTTTGACAATCTGAGTTAGAGAAATGTCACCAATCTGAGAGAGGATGCCTACATCAATCTTGCCGAGTTTGGAATAGCGTTGAAGTTCATTAATAACACGACGAAAATCTGGAAAGTGTTTCTTGACTACTTCAGCAATTACCTTTTCGTCAAATTCAACTTTCTCTGTATCAAGTATGTGTGTGATACGTTTGAAGAATGCTGCTGCCATTTTTTGCTTTTCACCATTCTTCAAACCAAATTCAATGACAGCACAACGACTGTGAAGTGGGTCAATGATTTTGTTTTTGTAATTACAGGTGAAAATAAAAGAACAGTTTGCAGCAAATTCTTCAATCGCATTACGCAGAATTGCTTGTGCGTTTGGTGTTAGATAATCTGCCTCATCTAGAATGACGACCTTACGACCGCCCGAAAGTGAAACAGATGATGCATAGTTTTTAATTTTGACACGAATTGTATCGACACCGTTCTCATCAGAACCATTGATTACCATGTAATCGCAACCGATCTCGTTGCACATGGCTTTGGCGATTGTTGTCTTGCCCACGCCCGCTCCACCAGCCAGAAGGAGATTTGGTAACTCCTTCTGGTTCACATATTGTTGAAACACTGCTTTCAAACGTTCTGGTAGAATACATTCTTCCACTGTTCGTGGTCGATACTTTTCTGTCCACAGAAGATGTTCCATGGTAACCTTTCACAAAAATCATAATGTAATATATTATATCAGTCGGCGTTCAATGCTGCAAGCACTTCAAGATACGACTCTTTTACTTGCCAATCAACATTGTTGACGCCGTAAATAACAGTTCTTGGTTGTAGTTGTGCATTTGTATCTGGTTGAATCAACTCAAACACAGAAGCAACGATGTCACGATTGATAGCAATCGAATCACCATCAAAGTTTGGTGATGCGTTTGTAAAAATAACAAATTTAGCCATGATTAACCTTTCTCATATTTTGAACCAGCCTCAGTTGCAATCCAATACTGAATGCTCATTGATTTGTGTTTGAAATGTGCAATACCTTTTGAAGAAATGGTTACTGAATAGGCACCAGCAAGCATCTTTAAGTTCTCTGTTTTGAACAGCATCTTATATTTGTCACCGTTACTCGTTGACACTTCAAGAGACTCTGTGTGTGCTGCATCATTTTGCAGATCAAATGCAGTGACAGAGATTTTGCTACCATTGGATTCAATAGCAATGTGTGGTGAAGAAAGAACGTTAGCAGCACGTAAAATCCAGTCAAAGTCTTCTGCACTGAGGTCGAACTTGATTTCAGGATTATTGAGTTCCAAATTCTTATCTGGCGCAGCAACAATCATATTGGATGCACAGAAGCGGTATTTGATTTTGCTACGACCTTGCAGACCAGAGATGAGAACATTGGCTTCATCAAAGTCAATTACTGGTTCTTCTTTGTGTAGAGAAAGAACAGACAAGAAGTTGTTTAGATCATACACACCAAACTCTTTTGGAATTTCTTCAGAGACAACAGCCTCGGCAAGAATATTCTTATGAGTAGAAATGGTACGAATTGTTTTGCCAGGTTTGAAAAGAATACCTTGATTGATGCTTGCAAAGTTTTTCAATACCGACAGGGTTTCATTTGAAAGTTTCATAATTTATTTCCTCGTCAAGTCATGATTATGTAAGGCCATTATAGCATAGTGAACGACTTTTAACAAGTCATCTCTGTTATAACCGTTCTTTTTGCCGTAACGCTGTGCATACTTCATGATATTTCCAATAAAGAATCCTTCACCGTGCCCACAGTCTATAATGAATTCTGAAGTTTGGAATTTGTTTAAAGAATAGTGTTGACCGTATGTCTTGTCGATGTATTTTTTTAACTCTTCAAGAATACGGTCTTCACTGTATTTGTAGTCGATCAAAGTCTACCGGTATACTGAGCAACAGCGGGCATGTTGCCAGTAAATGCGTATGTACCGATATGCTGAGTTCTCATCCAAGGACACAACCAAATGTTTCCACCCATCTTGCGCCACATTTGACAGAACATATAATCTTCTGACAGATAACGCTCTGAGCCACCACCAACACATGAATCAGTTGTGTCAATCACGGTATCAAAGTATGCATGAATGTAACGTGAGCCATCAAAGTGTGCTTGACCAATATGATCAGGCTTGTAACGAATGAAAGGATATTCTTCTTTCATCTTATCAAACACCTGACGCTTGATCATCATGTGACCTGTACCAATTTCCATTACTTCTAATGGTTCAGATACTTGGAATTGTTGTGTGCCTTTTACTACGTTGAATACGTATTCACCAACAAGATTCTCAAGTTCTTTTGGATTTAAATCGGGATGCTTACGTGCAGTTTCGGCAATGTTGCCCCAGTTGATTGATTTTTTGGGATAAGGACCACCAATAACATCTTTATCAAGTGCCATCAGTGCCACGATATCATTCGGATCAAAGTGAATATCTGAATCGATAAACATCATGTGTGTAAAATCTGTGCGTAGAAACTCATCTACCAAATAGTTTCTTGCTCTTGTGATGAGTGATTCATTGAAGAGAAAAGAAAACTTTGTTTCAATGCCATAACGAATCATAATGGTTTGTAAGTCAAGGCATGACTTCATATACAAACCGTGATTCATACCACCATACATCGGTGTTGCCACGAATAGTTTATTCTTTCTCAGTTCTTCAAGGTTAACTTGTAATTGCATAATTTATCCATAAAAAAAGAGTGAGAACACATAATATATATGCTCTCACTCCACCAGTTTTTAGCCTTTTTTAGGCAAACGCTTGACCACCGAGAATTGCATGTGCAGTTGCAATCATTGCTTTAGTTGGCTTACCAAGTTTGTAGTAAGTGATACGACGACCATCAGCAAGAGTTTTCTTATTGGTGTAGATGCAGTGACCTTCAGCACGAAGTTCTTCAATGCGGGCACCAACGTTTACGATACCGAAACGGGCACGTGCTTGTGCAGAAGTCAAGGTATTGTAAGGACCATCCTTAGAAAGGAACTTTAGAATTTTCTCTTTAGCAGACATTCAATTTACTCCATAAAAATTAGTCGCACAAAAAATTAAAAAGTAGAGGCGACTTTTCTCTACATAATTAATAGTATATACAAAAAAAGAGAGTGTGTCAACACTCTCTTAGGCAAAGATAACAAATTAAGCAAATGTTGCCGCTTGATCAGACCAACGATTACCTTTTTTGTTGTTGTATTCGGCACAAACAAGTTGACCGTTTTCAATGGTAGTTTCACCACCTAGGTCGTGTGGTAGAATGTGATCGGCTTGCCATTTTTTGTGATTGTTAATCTCATGTTCTGGAATTTCTTTACCAGTTTTAGGACAAACACCACCTTGTTTTGACCACAATTCATACTTCTGTGCTGGTGTATAAAAACGTTCATCATCACGAACGGCTATCAGCTTACCGAGACAATCAACCTTGTTGAACTCACGTAACAGTGTTTCTTTACGTGCAGTCAATTCTGGTGCAGACATGGTAGAATTACAAGAGTTGTAAGTACGTGATTCACCACCTGAAGTTGTCATGATTGGTTTGTCATTTGCAACCAAACGATTCTCTGTGGCCATAAACCATTTGAAAAAATTCTCTTCATTCAAAATTTTCATATTGCTATCTTGAATATGTGTAGTCAACATATAAAGATTGAATAGCGTTGATGAATTTTTAAAACCATCATCAGCATATTTTTTCACAAGACGTAGAACTTCTTTGATACGTTTCTCAGCACGATTCACACCACGTGATACTGCCGAATCATCTTCATAGGCTTTTTTCTTTTCGCCTAATTGAATTGATTTTTGAGTACCAAATGTGGAATAAACTGCCATTGAAACAATGAAGTCATCAACAGCACGACGAACAAATTGTTTCTCCGTCGGAAAAACTTTCTTCAGAACTGAATAGTGTTCAGCAACACAATCACGAACCCAACCAGAAAACGGAACTAGAATAGCGTTCAGTTTTTCTTGAGAGTTGAGAGATACACCATCATTGATATTCAAAAACAATTGTGTCATATCATAACGTGTGGCATTTGTATATGCTACATAAGACACTTGCACATATTCATCAACATACTTACGGAAAATTTTCTTGAATGTGTTGTAGTTATCGCAAGTTTTGTCAACGTGTACGGTTGTACCATTAGGCAACGTATAATCTCCATGTGCAATGGAAACTTTACCTTCTAAGAATTCATTGATAGTAATTGTACGATTGTTACCGTCGATTGAAATCCATTCGTATCCTTGATCTTGCCAATGTTTAAAGTATTTCCAATCATCTGAACCTTCAATGACATTTTCAAGGCATTTTTCAACGTTACACAGAACAATTTTTGATGGTGCCATACCAGCAACAAGTGATGTTACGAATGCGGTTTTTACTTCAGCAGGCCATCGTGCAGAGGATTGAAAAGAAAGGTCAAGACCTGTTTTTTTACGCAATTCTAAAAGTTGCGGGTCAACAAGTTTGAATGATGCATTATAACAATGCAATGTATTGAACTTCATGGTTTCTCCTAGTTTAGTTTCTGACCAGTGGTCAGAGTTCAAAAAAAGTATCACCTACTTAAACGTTGTTTGTTCAGTGACACAAATATAATTATAACAGAGGACTAAGCCTCTGTCAATAATTAAAACGGTATTTCTTCTGGAGTTGTTGGAGTTACTGATTCACTTGCTGTTACTTCATTAGGATCGATACCAGCATCAATCTTAGTATACAGATCAAGGAAAGTAATTTTAGTATCGGCATCAAAACGATTCAAGCAATACTCAATTGCCTTTTTCTTATCACCGTAAATACCAAAAGTTTTGACAATGTGTACCAAGCGGCGGGTCGAAATAACTTCATCACAACCACCATCCTGAAAGGTGTTGCGAATAGTATTTGCCCAAGTCACAAGGTTTTTGGCAAAAACATCATCAGAACGATCAACAGAATCAAGTTCTTTGTTGATAATTTTTTCTTCAACTTTGGCAGGTGGCCATTCCTGTTCCATTGTATTAGGAAAACGTTCAAGAAACGCCTCATTCAATACATTGGTAAACATATAACGACCATCTTCAGAGCCTTTACCTTTTGTGTTAGCAGTGGCGAACACAGTAAAGCCTGGTGCAGGTGTAACCAGTTCATTCTTTTTCTTTAGCAAGAATGGTTTGCCCTCAAGTACCCGCTGTAAGCACGACAGATTTTGTGCGCCGTAATCAATCTCATCAATACACAATACAGCACCTTGACGGGCTGCAACGGTAACAGGACCATCACGCCATTCCATCTGACCGTTGATTAGAACATAGTTACCAAGCAAATCACCCTCATCAGAATCCGGTGTCATTGATACGCAAACGAATTTGCGTTTTGCTTTGGCACAAGCCTGTTCAATGCTCATGGTCTTACCGTTACCAGATTGACCAGTGATAAACACAGGGAAGAATTGTTTTGATTTCACAATTGACAACACATCATCAAAGTTGCCAAAAGGAACATAGTTGTCATATTGAGAAGGAATTAGATTTTCAATCTCAAGATCAGTTGTCACATTTGCAATGCGATTACCTGTCACATTGTCTGGTTTTGCCATAGGTATTACCTGTGCTGCCATATTGATGGCTGGTGCAGCACCAGAGGCGCCAGGAACACGATATACACCACGTTTGACCTTGTTAGTCTCATCATTGGTGAACCAGTAAGGAATCGCTAGACCTGCATTGGAGGCAATGTCTTTCACTTCTGATAACGATACCTCAGCCTTACCAGTTGCAATAATAGCATCAAGAAACGCTTGGCGTTTGTCAGCACGACTTGTCATAATATAAATTCTCCATCACTTTAGGAACTACCATTATAAAAGGATACCGCCACTTTGTCAAGCAGCGGTATGTTATCAAACTGCTATCATACTGATGAAACGTGATACCAGAACACGATTGACCTGACGATTCTTGGTATACTTACTGAACGCCTTGGTCAAAGTTGAGGTGGTAACTTTTGCTGGTGCTTCAAAGTCCTCATCTTCAATACTCAAATCACCACCACCCGGAAGAATAAAGAATGATTCATAGCCAGAATTTTTTGATTCAAGAAACTTATCTTTACGAATCAATTTCATATACTTGGCATATGTTTCTTTAAGTTGAAAGAAATTCTCACGTGGTGCTTTACGCAATTCGTTAATTTCATCATTGAACAAACGGCGGCGTAATGCATTTTTCATATTGTAGTTGGGTGACAAATAGAAGCCGATGATTTTCACACCGGTTGTTTTTGCCAACCATTTACTAATAGCAATACGAATACCATCTTCACCTTCAGGTACTTCTTGCTGAATTTTGTTTTTCTTATCACACAGAAAAACATTTTGATAACTTGCGTTAAAGAAGTTTCTGGTACCCGAATCGTCATTTGTATTGTGATACGAATTAATCTCATCAGCATCACCATCGTGAACCACACACAAGTTTACAATATCAAGATTGTTCACAGTGCGGAACTCTTTGATGATTGATTGACAAGCAATCATTGCCTCAGTCAATGGTGTATTCGACAATGAATCTGAATTTGGGCGATAAAAATTCGAACCTCTAGAATAACGACCGCCTGACCATGCATTCATGAGGCACAAAATATTCTTTGTTGCTTTAGAAAATTCCGAGTTACTCATTTTAGAATTGATCATCTCACGCAGATACACCGAAGACAAATACATTTCACGATTTTTTTCAGTGAAGCAATCATACGACCTACCAGTACCTGGTTCTTCTTTAAAGTCAATCGTTTCACGAACATGATCGGCGTTACCGAAACCATATGCCGCAAACGGTATGTTTACTTTACGGCAGAAAGTAGCCAACACAAGTATCTGTTCATATGATGCACCAAGATTTTCAGACATTGAGCCAGATTTATCAAGCAACAGAATCAAGCCATGCGATTTACCTTTAGGCACACGCATAACTTTTTTGAAAATGTTGTCATCAATCTGATATTTGAAAACACGGCTCACATCAATGTCACCAGTCGAAGATGTTTTGGCCTTAGAAAACTTATCGGCAGCCTTACGCATTTCAAATTCTTTTGCCAACAATGAAATGAATCGTTCATTTTTACGACGAAAATCACTGTACAAAGTATTGGCAACAGATTGATATTCCGAAGGACGCTGTTTTGAAAATTCTTCAGTTAGAACCTCCTGTACACGTTTCGCAGGCGTAACAATCTTTTTAAGATTAGGTGTAGGTATATCAATGTAAACATACTCACGTGCTTTCTTTGCAATGAGTTTGCCTTCATTGTCACGGAAGTTTTCGTCAGTCTCACAACGTGGTTCTGAACTTTGATCCTGATTTACACTTTGTGATTCTTTGAAGCGGTTTACACCATCTTTATCTTCACCGCCATCACCTTCTTCTTCACCATCTTGGTTAGCACCTGATGATGATTCTTTTTCTTGATCGCCATCATCACCTTTGTTTTTTGATTTGGCTTCTTTTTCACCTTGACCGTCAGTTTCGGCATCACCTTCATTTGAACCTGATTCGGTTTCAGCCTCTTCACCGTTTTCATCATACTCAAAGTTATCTTGAGGTATGTTGGTTTGTGATTGTTCTTCTTTAGAATAATCCCAAATTTCATTAGTGACTTTGAGTACATCATCCCATGTTTCACAAGCCTGAACACGGTCAACAAAATCCTGTTCTTTTACATTGAATGCAACATCAATTGTATAACCAGACTTTGAATAAATGTTCAAACGATCAATGAACGGTAGTGAATTAACATTACGACCAGCTAGACCAAAAAAGTCTTTAGCCATGAGTTCATTGAAGCCGTTGACAAACGAACGGCGTAGACCGGGATAACGGCGCTTCTGTCGTTTTTCGATACGTGCATCCTCAACTACATTCAAAAAGCCTTTGTAGTTTACACCACGTTCATGTACAGCACCATGCCAACCATCGGCAGGTGTATCAATAGCGTGACCAACTTCATGACCCATTAGCAAGTCATAAAGGTCGCCAGACATTTGTTCCCAAATAGGGCAGGTTAGAACACGATTTTTAGGATCGAACATTGCCGTTGGTACTTTGGCATGTTGAACGATAAGATTCTCGGTGGCCATGAGTTTGGCCAGACCGGACTTTTGATTTTGAATGTTACTCATTTGATAACCTCGTCAATCACTGAGTAACCATTATATATGGTTTGACGGGGTTTGTCAAGCACATCAGAAAAGTGTTGCAAAAAAGACATCAATACCTCCATATCAAACTGTACACACCATTATAGCTGGTGTGTTGGAGATTGTCAAGTTGTTTTTTTGCTAACGACCAACCTGCGGTAGATACTTAGCCTTTGTTTCTTCCCAGGTAAGTTCAATCAGGTCATCATAAAACAATGTTTCATATGACACGGTATTTTTCTTCATCAATTGTTTGATGCGGCCTTTGGCGTGTTTATCTCTCCATATACCAACTAACGAATCGTAATCAGTAGGAAAGGCTTTGATCAGTTCACTCTCTGTAACACGGTCACAAAGAAAATCATTTGTGTTTGTATACAAAGGACTGAAATAGATGCCACGTGCATGTTCAGAACGAATCAGTTCTTTAGGTATGTTCAGTTGTGAATAAGTAAAGTTCAGTGAACGGTTCTTGTGATCACGTTTGTGTGGTTGACCGCTAGGCTTCTTTGCTTCATACCATTCAAAGTATTTACGTGTATGATTCTTTTTAAGCCACTCACGAATTTCATATCGTGTGTCTTTTTCTGGTTCGAATGAAACAGAACCAGAAGTAAAACCCATTGGCTGCCAATGATCAAGGTTATCATACTGTGACAAACCACCTGCTTTAGTTTTACCATAAAGAGAAGTTGTGGTGACACCAACAAGAACATCACCATAAACTCTTTTCCAAATGTTTTGCACTTCGTCTGATAGGCACAATAGTGCTAGTAGTTTACCACCAACATAATTAAAACCAAGTGGTTGAAATGGTACAATCGTAGAACCAATAGCGGTATGATTAATCATTGCGCCTTGTGTCTTACGTTCACGTGACCAACCAATAAAGTTATCACGTGGTGTCAGATCAAGAAAGTCGGATGAAATACAAATCACACCAAGATATTTACCAGTAACATCGTCTTTGACAATGAAGTTCAGATTGCGGCCAATGTTGGAATTATTCTTCATTGTAGAAATGAATGTACGAACTGTATTCCAAGTTTCTGGTAATTTTTGGTTGCGTTTCTTTTCAACAGTGACAGTTGAACCATCAAGGCCAGTTTTAGTTATCTCACCGGAATCATCGGTATATTCCAGAACTGGTTTCAAATTGAGATAGTCTTCGGCTGAAGTTGGTATCCAAATTTTATTTTTGACTTCATCGATCAATGTTCTTTGTGACTGATCAATCAATCTCTTTTCTACACCAAAAAGAGTAGACATTTCTTCAGTTGGATATTTGTCCTGAACCTCACACCATTTCTGGTACAAAGTATATTCTCTCACATCCATCTGTGAAACATAGGTCAATTCACGTTTGACTTTTTCACGAAGGTAATCAACATCAATGTCCAAGAAAGAACTGGCAGGATTTTTGTCCTGCCATTCTTGCCATTGTTGTTCTACAAATGTTTTCTCATCCATTTTTTTTACTATTACGAATAATTTTTTTCACAAGTTTAGCAGCTTTTTGTCTGGCCATTTTTAGTGCAAGAGGTTTCACATAGTTCGTGTAATGAATACCGTTCATGTGATCCATCTCATGCATGAAGCAACGAGCCGTTAATCCATCAAGTCTCATTTCTTGTTTTTCACCATGCTCATTGAGAAATTCGACTTCAATCCAATCGGGTCTTTCTACATTTAAGAACAAACCTGGATACGATAAACAGCCTTCTTTTTCTTTCACTTTATTGGCAGACATTATTTTTAGTTTAGGATTCAGGCATGTTATCTGAAAATCATCGGCACCAATAACAAACATTCTTTCAGCAACGCCACATTGATTCGCAGATAATCCTAAACCAGAATACAACTTCATGGTAGTACGCAAACGTTTTGCCAAATGAACGATTGCAGGATTAGGAAAATCTCCTTTATACTCAGGTATCGGAACACTCAGCATAAAGTAATCTTCACCATGAACAGGTAAAGGATTTATTTTTTCTATTTGCTGTAACCCAGCAGAGGTATCAATTGTTAGTATATCACTCATTTCACCATCCTTGAAAAGTTTTTGACTTTCTCAAATTTAATTGTATTTGCAAACTTATCTTGCAGTATGTCACCTTTGTGGCTGATGACAAACAGATTTACACCTTCAAGTGTATGTAATATCTTCATCAAGTCTTCTGTACCACTTGTATCTAAACTTGAATCAAACACCTCATCAAGTATCAATAGATTGGTGTTGGTAGAGTTCTTTAGTTTTGCGACTGCTCTCCATGTCAACATCAACGCCATATCAATACGCTGTTTCTCACCTTCTGAAAAATTATGGTAAGAAAATTCATCACGATGCCTAGACTTAATTGTTTCTTTGAACGACTCATCAAGATTAAAGTTCACAAAGAAGTCCATACTTGTCAGATACTTGTTCACCAATTTGTTTATTACTGGCAAATATTGCTTGATGATATTTGTTTTGATGCCGGTATCTTTCAACAATGAAGAAGCAACATCGTAGTATGCTTTATCATCCAACAACTGCTTCAGTTCATCTTGTGCTTGTTCAACCTCTTTCTTGATGGTATCTAATTCATCTTCATCAATGTCTTCTTTTGGCTTTTGTATTTGTTTGATTTGTTTTTCTAGTTTGGTAATTGAATCATTCAAACCTTTAACACCAGTCTGTGTTGTCGCCAATTGAATGCGTACATTTGATAGTTCTTTTTCTTTTTCACGCAGTTCAGCAATCACATTTTCTTGATCTGTAATTTTTGTTTGTAATTCCGTCAAAGCACTAGCAAGTTCGTGTTCTTTTGTGCCAAGTTCTGTGAGTTGCCCTTCTTTAAACTCCATGGTAATGGCCTGCCTACAGGTTGGGCAATCAGCATTGTGTTCATAGAAACTTCTATCATTTCCCACTTTGGATATCTTGCTCTCAATTTGTGACTCAACTTTTTTAAACGCAGTAATCTTCTTTTCATTTTCAGGAATTTTAGCACAGACTTCGGATAAGGTCTGCTTGGTTTGTTCCAAGCTGTCAATGTCATCATGTAAGGTGCGAATGGTTTCTCTGTGCAGAAGTATCTCTTCCTCATATTCTTTTACCTTTGCTTCATTATCTTGATTGAGTTTATCCTGATGCTCTTTCTTCAATTGATACTTCTGCATTAACAAAGATATATCACTCTTTTTTGCTACCGTCAGGTCTTTATTGTTTGCCAATCTTTCTTTGATTAGACCATTCATTGTGGAGAAAATCTGAATGTCTAACAAGTCTTCAATAATTGCTCTACGGTCGGCAGAAGACAACTGCATGAACGGCGTAAACGATGCTGAACCAAGAATAACGATCTGTGTGAAAGACTTGTAGTTTAGTTTGAGAATAAACCTCTCTAGGTAGTCTTGATAATCTCTTACAGCCGCATCTTGATTCAGCAAAACTGAATCTTGGTAAATTTCAAAAGTGTTTGGCTTAATGCCACGAACAATCTTGAACTCTTTGCTACCAATTGAAAACTCTATTTCAACTACAGCATCTCGACCATTGATTGAGTTTACAAGATTTGGTTTGTTAATTGCACGAAAAGGTTTACCAAACAAACCAAAGCATAAGGCGTCAAGCATCGTTGACTTACCTGAGCCATTTGTACCTACAATTAGTGTATTAGCGTTACTGTTGAGTGTTATTTCGGTAAAGTAATTGCCGGTACTTAACAGATTTTTCCAACGCAGCTTCTTAAATAATATCATTCAGTCGTGGTACTCAGTGCCTCAACATAAAGTTCCTGCATAATTTTCTTTAGTCTATCAGGTTCTACGTTGATTGTCAGGTTATCAATGTACTTGGAAAGTATTGTCATGGTATCTTCTGCCTGATCTATCAGTTCTTGGTCAACATCACCTGTGTTGTCGGTGAAGTCTTCTACAATTGATATATCGGCAGCACCCGCTTTGTATATACTGTCGATTACAACGTCAAACAAAAATGGATTGAGTTTATTGACCACAACCACCTTGACATAGCATCCTTCATATATTGAATAGTCAAATGTCCGATACTGTTCCGAATATAATTCATGTATGGTATCATCATAGTTCATTTTATAGAACATCCTATACGGATTTTGAATGAACTCTTGTTCACGGGTATGTGTATCAAAGATAACAAAACCACGTGGGTCGTTATAGTCTGCCCATGTCATTTCATTTGGTGAACCCACATAGTAGATATGTCCGTCATCAGAACGATGATGAAAGTGACCCGATAAAACCACATCATATTTGTTGAACAATGATTTATCAGTGCCTTCATGGCAAATACTACCACGATCCATTTCAAAACCTGCTATTTCAAAATGACCAAAAACGATTTGTGATTTGGAGTCTTTTAGTTTTTGAGTGATTTCAATTTCGTTATCGTCACATATCCAAGGTACCAGATCAACATCAATGCCGCCAAACTGCATTGTAGTGAAAGCATCCAGTACAGTAATATTATCATAGCCTTCTAAAAGTAACTTTGAGGAGTTAACCTGAAGGGTGTTTTTGAAAGACACATCATGGTTACCAAGGAATGTGATGAATGTGATACCATTTTCTTGTAGTTTATCAAAGAAATATTTACGACATAGATAAAGTGAATTGAAGTTAATAAACTTACGGCGGTCGAAAAGATCACCAAGTTGTACAACGGTTGTAACATTGTGATCCTTTAGATATGGAAAAAAGACGTTCTCGTAGAACCTCTCTATGTATTTATGAAAGTCTAAAGAATCACCTCTCATACCGAAGTGAGTATCACCAAGCACACAAATTTTCATACTTCTATTCTAACTCATCATCTAAGAATTGTTCAAGGCCTTCTGATTTCTTTTCCTTTTTCTTTTTCTTATTCTCTTCAAAGTTATGAATGAACTCTGAGATGTTATCATACAACTCAAATTGTTTCATGTTACCGTTTTCATCTTCATACATTTCACCCTCATCAAGCAAACCAAACTGTTGTGTGGCTTTATACTTGACATACAGTTGCTTCTTCTCACGCATAATCCTACGTAGAAAGGCATAGTAAATTATCTGTGTGAAGTATGCAAATGGATTCTTGGACTTGGCTGGATCAAAGTTGCGAAAATACATCAAACAGTTTTCTACACCATCTGATATCATCTCATCACGATAAGTGTAAGAAATAAAATTTGGCTTACGTGATAGATGCTCTGCAATCTTTAGAAAGCATTCACCAATGTAATCCGGTATTTTTGGTTCTGGTTTATTTTCTTCTTTAGCAGTGGCACAATCTGTCCGATACTTGACAAGTGCTGCTAGAAAATCTGCGTTATTAACGTAATGGTTTGATGTTGTCATTATACATTGCCGTAGATATTATTTTTGAGATATGTATAACCCTTGATGAGTTCTTCAACACCATCATCTAATGTATTATAAGGCATCCAACCTGTTGCTTCCAACTTTTCATTAGAGACAATATAGTTACGTTGATCTGGATCTTTTTTGATATCACCTTCAACAACTGTGAAAGTGGGAATATGTTTTTTGATAATGTCACACAGTTCCAGTTTAGATACATTTGCCGAAGAAAGACCTACGTTATAGATATTGTTCTTCATACTATCAAACTGATAGAATGCATGTAGAAATGCCTCACAAACATCACGCACATGAATGTAATTGCGTTTGAAATGTCCTTCAAAGATAATTACATAACCGTCATTGACTGCACGATAAACTAAATCATTTACCAACAAGTCAGTACGCATACGTGGTGACATACCAAACACTGTAGCAAGACGATAACTGATTGAGTTCTCACGCTCCATCAATCTTTCTTCTACTGCAACTTTATCAATTGCATACTTTGAGATTGGTCTAAGAGTTGAATCTTCAGTGCAGAAATTGTTTTCATCACCAGTGCCATATGCAGAGTTGGTGGTAGGCATAATGATGCGCTGTTCTGATGACACTGCATTCAACATCCAGAACATCGCATCTTTGTTTATCGTGTCTGCACCAACTACATCTTTATTACACAGTGGTGCACCAACAAGTGCAGCAAGAGGTATAACCACATCTGCTTTTTTCAATAGTGGTGACATGTGGTGTGGATTACGAATGTCGCCATTTACGATGGTAAGTTTTTTGTTTTCGCAGAGATGATTTAATCCAGTTTGCTTATACATGAAGTTGTCAATTACTGTCACTTCATGGCCGGTCTGAAGTAAATATTCTGTTAGAATACAGCCGATATAGCCGGCACCACCAGTCACTAATATG